TTCCGAGATCGACATAGACGGAACTTGGTTTGACCTAGAGGATTTTGGTCCTGCTGAAGCCGAAAAAGTTGATGAAGTGTCAATACCGGAGAACCTACGGCCAAACTACTCAGCATTCTATTTCGAGTTATCCGAAGAAAATCATGTTTTAGCATTTGAGTCCTATTCAGAATCAAAAGGACTGAGCGCTAGGTCAGTTGAAAAATATTTTGAAGCTGCGCTTAAGCATAGTTCAATTACTGACGACTACGGTCGTGTTGAGGCGGATATCGTTAAGAACTATGGCGAAGTTGAACGCATAATAGGCTTAACGAATCTTAAGGAATTGAAGATTGTAATCCGCCGCCCAAATCCTGACGACGTTTCAGGCGACCTAGCAGCTCAAATTGAAGAACGCCTCAGTGAACAGAACGGTGAAGAATACGTCGAAATCACCCGCTCTAAGGATGATGATGGACTAAAACCAAACGAGCGATCTAAAAGACTTGCTATAGTTGGCGCAGAAAACGGTGAAGTCTCAGGGAAGAGTGTCGTAAACGGCGTGCTGACTGACCACACAACTAAAGAGAAACCTGAGAAGATCGTGGACACCTATAACAAGGATGATGTTGACACGCGCACCATGTTTAGAAAGCTCTCGGCTCGTATGATGGACGTAATCGTTAAACGCCGCGCCGCAACGTAGGGTGTGAATAGTCATGTTTGAAAATCTCAGAAATCTTTACCGGCACTATGGCGGCCTGACAGCTGTAATGACGTCGTGGTATTTCTGGGTCGCAGCATTTTTGTCTGCTCTATCATATAAGTCAATTTTTGATTTTGGCTGGGCAGACTTGGCTTTGAGCGTCATGCCTTCTTTGACTGGCTTCACCATCGCGGCTTTCGCAATCATTTTCGCAATTCTGGATGCCGAACTGCTTAAAAAACTCATGTTGCCTGACGGCAATGGACACTCGCCAATTTCGGCTATTGCATCGTCAATTGGTCATGCAGTGTTCATCCAAGTTAGCGCTTTGATCCTAGCCATCTCTTCCAAGACAATTGATCTAAGCGGTGTTTGGAGCTTCCTTGAAGCCTACATACGCTGCAACAAGTATCCTCCTGAATTTTTCCTCAAATTTGGTTTTTGGGTGCCAAATTTTTTCTCCGGAATTGGTCTTCTTTTCACTTTCTACGGGGTAATTTTGGTCCTCGCAGCAATTCTCTCAATTGTACGAATGCAGCTTATTGTAGCAAAGGCAACCAAACCGCCTTCCGCCTCAAAGTAACCAACGTGACTTAACAACCGTCGGGGCCTTTTTCGGCCCGTCTTTGCGCATAAGATCACTTTCCCGGCGCTCCATGTCCAGCCCGACAAGCTGCCGCGCCGCGTAGGAATAGGCGAGCGTATCCAGCGCCTCGTTCCGGCGGCCTGAAATCACCTCCCAAACCCGCATGGGGCGGCCCCGGCTAAACTTGGTGACAAGGCGTTCGGCGCGGACTTGATCGAAGTAATCCCCGCTAAGTTGGTCAGAGAACAGAATCGTTTCGCCATGCGCTAGACGCTGGTGCAGGGCCAGCTTCACCCCGTCCACACCGATCAGGGCCAGCCGGACCTTGCGCGACGTAGAGAACGCCAGTGACGGACGGCTGAAGCCTGACACGCCTTTGCCGGGCAGAACCCGCCGGGCCGTGCGGGGACGGCAGAAACCATAGACTTGATCGGCCCAGTTGTCGGAGTCGATTACGGCGGCGTCCACATTCAACACTCCGCCCAGCGGGTGCCTGAACTGGCGGCGAAGTGCATCCTCAACTTCAATCCATGTTTCGCCATCGGTCGGATCGCCCCAGATCGGAACGTGGCCCAAAATGCGCATGTCGCCTTCTGCCGTCCAGCCCGTGTAGGTCAGTTCCAAACGGTCCTTCTGCACATCGCCGCCGACGGTCAGCACCAAAACGTCTTCTGGCACGGAATCGAGACCGAAGGGCCGTTGCAGCGCCGCGAAATTGGTGGAATCCAGATCATCGCCTTCGCCGCGCCAAGGTTCGCCCAGCACGGTATTCAACCACGGCTTCAATGTCGTCGGGCTGCGTTTGGCCTGAAGAAATTCCGCCGCCAGCTTGGGCCATGTCGCATTGGGCAGCGTAGAAGTCAGCGAGGTCAGTTTATAGCCCCTATGACCCTCCACATGGGGCGCGAGGGCGCGCCAGCGGCCCTTCTGGACCAGTTGCGCCTTCACGCGGTCTTCCACCCGCCCTTCGCACGTCGGACAGCGCCAGTGCGCCGTCTCGGGCTTGTCAGCGTCCCATTTAATGTCCGCCCATAGGATTTCGGAGAATTGCCCGCAATGCGGACACGGGACTTCAAAGACACGCTGGTCGCTTTGCTCATAGGCCCGCAAAATGCGGCTGGTCTCGGCATCAACAGGAGTCGAGGCCAGCACAATGCGGCGGTTGCCGAAGGTCATGGTGCGGCGCATCGCCAATTCTACCGGATCGCCTTCGGTCCCGGCGGATAGTTCATAGGCGTCAATTTCGTCGGCAAAGAGAATCCGGGCCGTGCGGGCGCGAAGGTTGCGCGGCGCGCGGGCGGAGACAATGGACAGGCTGCCCCCGGCAAAGCGGCGGTGAAGCATGGTGTCGCGGCTATCATCGGACAGGGCCGCGCGTAGCGACGGCGACTCCTGAAACGTCGGTTCAATCACGCTCACCATGAGGTGCCGTGCATCGGCTTCGGCTGGCACGACGCACAAGACCGGGCTGGGGTCATTCTCCACAAAATGCCCCAGCGTCCCCACCATAAGCTGCGTGGCCCCGACGCGGGCAGATTTCAGGATGGAAACGCGCTCCACGGTATCGTCGCCAATGGAGTTGGCGATTTCGATTTGGGGTTTCCAAAGGCGCATCCGGCCCGGCTGGGCGGCAATGCTGGACGGCAGGAAAACGGACTCTTGAATCCAGTCGGCCAGCGCCAGCTTCGCGGGCGGCCTGAAGGCTTGCAGCGCATCGCGGCGCATCTGGTAAAGGCGAGGATCATTGTGCATAAGTCAGTCCGTAACATGAGGATTTAAAATGAGCGATACGGTTAAGATAGCGCTGATTGCTGCCTTCGTCGCAGTGATGGGGGGTGGCGCATACATCTACTTTTCTCCATATCAGACATGTATTCGTAGCTTCATGGAAATGAGCGAACGACTAAATGGACTGGATGTTGACCAAACTATGGTGAAGATGGTCGCGGAGCAAAAATGCGCGTCAGGATAATTTTTTATCATCTGCAATAGCCTCCATACTGTCACGAATTTCTGAATCGAGGGCGGCGGTCGTGGCGCGGTCCAGCCCCATACGCCCGGCCACCCGCGACGGCACGGCCAAGACGGCGGCGCGCAGATCAGTAATGATCGAGCGCCATTCGTTCGCCACCTGTTTGCCGTCCAGCAAATCGCCGCGCGCTTTGGCGTTTTGGATTTCCAGCTTTTCGGCGGTGGCCTTCGCTGCGCGTAGTTTCTCGGCGGCCAGTTCGGAGTCGACGCGGCGGCCCGTGGCCCCAGCGCGAGCGTGTTCGGCATAGGACCGCACGGCGGCCTTCAAGGGGAACAGCTTGTCCGGGGTCCGGGGCAACACGCCGTCACGGGCCAAGGCGCTGACACGGTTCGGAGTCAGGCCCAGCCATTCCGATAGGTCGGCAGCGTCTACCAGATCGCCGTCGTCGCGCGGGGCTTCCGGCAGCCCGACAAGCGCGTCAATTTCGGCGGCTTCGGTTTGGGTCATATTTTCCATGTCTGGTCCTCTTGGCTCGTGGTGGGAAAGCCCCCACGGCGGCAAAACGGGTTTTCGATTTCAATTTTTGCTTTCAGAGCGACCTGCCTTGGCTCGGTGATCCCCGCATCACACAGGCCACGGGAGAACCTAATGGTGGGGACGTCCCCGCCACGGGGCGAATGACTAAGAACATCAGCTTGCACCAATGCTTGGACACCTGCCTCCGACTGTCCGTCATCCTTATCATCGACACTGCTATCAACGGGAAGCAACGCCAGCCGGAAAGTCGGAAACCCCCTAAAGGGGGTTTTCCGGATTTTCCGGATTAGGTTGGCAGGTTGCCCACGGAAGTCTTCCGGAAAATTCCGGCTTTTTCCGGCTTTCCGGACCATGGATTCAGCCATCGGATTCACCCCCTACGGAAACCATGTCGTCAGTGAAGGCTTCAGTCAGTTCGGCTGGGCGGCTGTAAATGGCACCTTGGAAGGTCAATACGCCCTTGCCAGTTAACCCGCGCAGGGCATTATCAAGCGTCCGGCGGCGGCTATCTTTATCTGGTGAAGTGGAGACCTCGCGCCCATCAAGGCAGGCATTGCGCAAGTCCGCTTCTGCTACGCCATCGCCCGCGTCCATCTTTTCGAAATGACCCATA